GATCAAAGCAGCAGTCACCGATGATCGTGTCCACTGCTCTGCTCCATACGCAGCCCGGACGACAGTAACGAACCGGATGTCTTGGTGGCTCACGTCAAACCAACGTCGACCCTTCCTTGTAGAGAAAGACGACAGGCGTTTCACCATCCTCTCCCCAGCTCAAGCCACGTCCGAGTATCGAAGGATGCTCCGTGATTGTTTTGACCCGAAGACATCTCGTCCCAATCCTGGATTCTATTCAGAGATTCAGGCCTTCGCCCATGACCTAAAGACCATGGACGTGGACTGGAGATACATCGCTCGACCCTTCTCCTCTGAGGTGAAGACTGAGCTTCAAGCTGCATCCATGGGCAGCGTTGATACTTTCATTGCAGCCATTGCCAGGGAAGGAGTGTCAGCAATCCTGGCCTCGTATCCACCACCACCTGACTACTTCAAGATATCAGACAGCGCAGTGTTGAAAGCTGTACCCTGCGAGACTCTGTATGGTTGCTACCGCCAGTGGTGTGGTAAGAAAGGCCGCTCCGATATTAGAAGCGAGACTCTTCTAAGACTTGCCATGAAGGACCTACCTCAAGTGAAGGTCCGCTCAGCCAGAATCGCAGGCACCCGACTCGATGTCTACACGGGACTGCCCGCGAGTGATGAGCCCAAGGAGGGGAAAGTAATCAAGCTGTCTCAGTGATGGAGAAGAGACGATGAAGAAGGGATTGTTCTTTCGTGTGCAGAATCTTTCAGAGGTTCATGCGCAGATACCTGGCGTGTGGCCAGACAAGAATGGTACGGGCGGTAGGATTCCGTTGAACGCTGCTCATATTATTGAGTCAGCCCATTCCACCGAGCGGAGCTATTGGCAAAAACTACAATTCGCTTTGGCAAAAACGACAATTAAGAACCTGCTGAAGTCATCGGCTTTCTTTCCGTGGGTGGATGATATTCTCATGCCCCACCAAAGATCCATCTTGGAACACTCGCTGGCTTCTCCTGGCTACCATGCTTGGTCACCGCCTGGGTCTGGCAAGACACTGTGTGGTCTCATCTGGTTGGCAGCAGCAGTTCGGCAGCCGAAGGTGGTCATCACTAAGGCAGCCGCCCGAGGTACTTGGCGTGAGGAGATTCGTAAGTACACTCGATTCCAGCCTGTGATACTGTCGGGACGAGGACCAAAGGAGAGGCTCACCCATGACCCACGATGCATCTACGTCACAGCCTGGGAAACTCTCATCGATTGGAAGGACTGGCTGCTTGAGTTGGATGTACACAGTTTGGTCATGGATGAAATCCATTGGGCCAAGAACCCCAAGCGGGTGCGTGCCGTCATCGAAGAATCTGGACGGACTCGTTTTGACTCCTTGGGTAATACAGCCTCTGCCATTCAGCAGATTGCCCACGCTGTAGCCCGAAGATTAGGTCTGACAGCTACACCAATACCCAATAGAATGAAAGACCTTTGGGCTCAAGCGGACCTGGCTGAGCCCTGGTGTTGGGGAACGTTCCACCAGTTCGGTGAACGATACTGTGCCGGGTTCAAGGATGTATACGGATGGAAATACAATGGCCTCTCAAATGAACAAGAGCTACTCTCCCGACTCAACTGGTGTCGCTACAAGACGAGTCAGAAGGCGGTCGCGAAAAGCCTTCCACCAAAGCGGAGACAAGTCGTCTATCTCGATCGCTCTGAGCAAAATGCTCCCGCGGGCTTCAAGCGCGACATCGCGCGTGCCAGCAAGACAGGCGACAGAGAATCTATCTTCGAAGTAATGCTGCAAGAGGCAGCATCGAGGAAGAGGAAGTATGTCATCGAGCGTGTCGAGGAGGCAGTAGCCTCTGGACAAAAGGTGACAGTCTTCACCGGGCGTCGAGCTGACTGTGAAAGGTTGGGTGCTGCAATAGAGAAGAGCCTTAGCAAGGTGGCTTCTATCTTCTGCGCCCATGGTGGTACGAGCACAGAGAAGCGCGATGAGATTCGCCATCAGTACATGTCTGCCCAGGGAGCGGCTGTACTGGTTGGCACTGGTGATGCGTGGGGTGAGAGCATCAACCTACAGGACACAGACCTGGCTCTCTTCGTGATGCTACCCTGGACACCCAAGGCATTGCGCCAGTGGGAGGGAAGGTTCGCACGCCTTGGACAGAAGCGTCCGGTTCTCATCTCGTATGTGATTGCCAAGGACACAGTGGATGAGCATGTGGCTGACATTGTGCTGGACAAGCTACCCCCCGTCGGCACCATAGCCGAGGATGAAACTGCCGAAGAAATAAGTTCAGCGTTCATGGGAGACGCCTCTGACCTACTGGCCCGAGTGGCGGGCCTGCCTTGACAGGTGACCTACACTCTGTTATGATGTGTATATAGGCTGGTGGACCCATGGAGGTGACCCTCCCCACCAGCACGAGAAGTGAAGGGATTATTCAATGGAAAAGATTCTGCTCGACGCAGGACCCTCAGAGCGTGGCTGGCACCAGTTCGAGAGTGCTGCGAGATGCTTGCGCCTATGGGCTTGGCGACACAAAGGTGACATGCCTTTCAAGATGTCGGAGCCACTGGTCAAAGGTTCGCTCCTCCACATCGGACTGGCCCACTACTACCAGTTGAAGAAGACGCCCGACGCCAACTACTACACGCCCTTCGAAGCTGTCGGAGTATTGGCCAAGCGGGAAGCTGATGCAACCCACGACATGCATGAGAAGATCCTTTGGGCGAACTTCGTTCCTCTCATTTGCACAGCTATTGAAGAGTACGCTCGCTACTATATGGACTGTAGCTGGAAGGTACTCGAAGTCGAGCGAGAGCTACGCGCTCACATTCCCAAACGTCCCGGTAGCAACGAGACATTCCTATTCACGCAGCGCGCGGATCTCATTGTAGAAGATGCGCATGGCTTCAAGTGGATTGTTGATCACAAGTCTTGCTACCGCATCACCTCCAAGACACTGCGCCAGCACATCCTGTCTGGACAGTTCCTTGGCTACCATGTCTCTGGCCGGAAGATGTATGGCAAGCAGTTCGGTGGACTCATCCTGAATCGTGTCAAGCTGTCCGACCCATTCGACTTCGACCGTTGCACACTGGAGCCTGCCCCTGCCGCTGCGGCTGGGTTCGTCAAGATGCTCCAACAGACAGAGCAACATCTGGATTCGTATGTCCATCTCGACAATCCAATGGACTATCCTCCAGTCTTCAGCGAGCAGGTTTGCTTTGGAAAGTACGGGCAGTGCCCTGCTTTCGAGCTGTGCCGTTGGGGAAAAGAATGATTTATATTGGCCATCATACTCTGGCGGGATCCCTTAGTCATCGAGAGGTGGCAGCCGAGGACGATGGCTACTCCCGCTGGCACACCGGGACCAATAGTGTGCCGCCTCTACTCACAATGGAGAAGACATGTCGAGGATGAAGAAGGGACGCAAGCAACTCATGGCAGAGGTGTTTGTTCGAATCTGGCAGACCAGCAGCACTCTTCAAGAGGTTGCAGAGAAGACTGGATACAAGAGCACAACTCTGAGCGTCAAGGCAAATGACCTACGGCGCATGGGTATCCCTCTCAAGAAATACTCCCGGAATACGGGAGGTGGAAGTCCACGATACTTCCCCAGGAAAGGAGACACTGACAGAATCGACGCGCTCAAGCTGCTCGCTGAAGCCTATCAGAAGGACACCAGCGAAGAGCACAAGGAGAAGGGAGGTTGAAGACCGGAACGCGGAGTGTTTTTCCAGGCTGCGCGTTCTTTGGGCCGAGCAGGGAGGCATGTCGGTGGTTGCATAGATGCCTCAACTTTTTTCAATCCTCCCCCCCAGTCCAACCACTACTCCTCCAAGGGATACGGCGAGATGAGGAGTCCCTACCGGTTGGGCTGGGGGGTGACACAACGGAGAACAGATGAGCGAGCTTGGAATCTTTGGGACAGTCTTCGGGCCGTCCAAGACTGGCAAGTCTACATGCACTGGAGCGGCAGGAGCCTGTGGGCTGTTCATCGCTCAAGGTGGTGGGCTACTCCCCCTGGGTAGCTTCCTCGGTCTCAGAGACTTGCAGGTCATGTCTGCTGTCAATGTTCATGACGCAGCAAAGCTGGTCGAGAGTGAAGCACACAAGCATCCCACCGTTGTCGTGGATGATTTCTCTCTGCTCGTTGAAGCTACCATCTCCCAGTTAGAGCAGAAGCACAGCTTCGGAGACATGTGGAGAGCCCTTCGCTCACAGGTTCTCATGATGCGTGACGCTGCCCGCTCTGCTACGGAGAAGGGTACGCATGTATTTTTCAACTGCCATGAGTCGCCGCCGCGTGAGTCTTCTGGGAAGTTCGTCCGTGGAGGCCCAGCCCTTCCCGGTCAACTGCCCGAGCAGTTCTCCGCGTTCTCAGATGTCGTTGCCCGCGTGGTCTACGACGAGACAGCAGCGCCATGGAAGTTTGTCTTGAGGACTGTCTCCGACTCCCGGTACATCGGTGGCGACAGGCTTGCTATCTTTCCCCCCTCTGCGCCAATGAATCTGGCAGAGGCACTCCGGGCTGCGGGCTATGAGATCCCCAGGCCAGAGTATCTCTCATGGCAGGAAGCCGTAGTAGAGGGACTCACCTCAATGATTCTCGATAAGGGAATCGAGAGCTGGCGTGAGGTTCTTCGCCCTGCTGCGGAAAAGCTCACGTCCAAATATCCGAAGCCGCATGTTCGATGGGCTTTGCAGGACTCTCTTCACAGAGCAATCCTGCGCCGAGCACGTTCGGAGATGATCAACGACTTCCTCAACGACAATGACGACGAGTGGTAAACACTCAAGGAGCAACAACAGATGGACAACCTTACCATCACCATCGACTTTTCTGGAGTCACCCCTGCATCCGGCGACCGACGGATTGACATCCTACCTCCCGGACTCAATGCCGCAAACATCATTGAGTTCAAGCACTTCACCGACGATGGTGATGTCCTGTACATGTACATGGACACTCAGGGCATGCGTCACCGCGAGCGGTTCAACGTGGACAACGAGTACGCCAAGGCTTTGCTGATGGGTGTGCTGGTGAATCTGGGCGTGCCCGAGAGCAAGCTCAGTGGAAAGTCTGCCATTCCCTTCCACAAGCTGGTTGGCAAGACCGTGTACTTCAACTACACACCGCCTGCCACTGACGAGAGCGGCGCCCGCCTCAAGAGTTCATACTGCAAGTACAGCTTCTACTCGAAGGATCGGTACGATCAGTTGGCCAAGTACGCCAACATCAAGACCGAAGACATCGAGGTGGAGGCCGCAGCCGCACCAGAGAACGGAGCAGCAACTCCAGTGAACACAGCCGCTTCCTCGGAAGAGGACTTCGACTTCCTCCTTCGTTGAGTTGTCGTTGAGATCGTCCTTGTTTCTTTCTCCGTTGGACCCAAGGACAACCGCTGGCAGACCGGGATGAATAGTCTGCCAACAACTCAGGAAGGGATTCATGAACCTTGAAGCCGCCAAATGTGATGCTTGTCCACTTGGTGAGATGTGGAGACGGAAGGGAGAGTTCTCCCCTGTCCCTGTCGAGGTTCATCCTTCCGATAAGATTGTGATCCTGGGCGAAGCACCCGGCTCCCATGAGGTTCTTGAAGGGCGCCCCTTCGTTGGACCCAGTGGTCAAGAGCTACAAGCTGCCCTGGATGAGATTGGACTGACCCGAGATGTCTGTCAGATCAACAACATCATTGCCTGTCGTCCGCCAAAGAACAGGCTGGACGTGATGCTGCATCGCATCTCACGCATGAACAGACAGCGTGCCAAGCAAGGCAAAGACCTGTGGGACACTCCACAAGTCTGCTGTCAGCCCAGGTGGATGAAAGATATCGAGGGCGCAACCAAGATCATCTGCCTCGGAGCCACTGCGATGAATGCCATTCGTGGTGGTGCCTCTTCCATCATGGGCATGAGAGGCGCGTGCGAAGAGATCAAGATGCCATGGGGAATGGTCAAGGTCGCCTACACTGTGCATCCTGCATTCGTCTTGCGCTCGCCCAAGTGGCGCAGTGTTTTCGTGGGTGATTTGAAACGAGCCCAAAGATTCTTTACGGGTAAGCTCACCTGGAATGACCCGAAGATTGTCATAGCCAAGTCGGCTCAAGAAGTATTGGACGGTCTGATTACACTGCGAGCGGCGCGGCTCCCCGTAGCCTACGATGTTGAAACAGATGCCAAGAATCCTTTGGATGCAAACTTACGCTGCGTAGCATTCTCCAATGGAAACTTTGCGCTGGTCGTTCCAACACTGAGCATCGATGGCAAAACTTTATTCTACTCTCCAAAGGAACACTCCAAGGTATTACATCTGCTCCGCCAGGCTTTGAAATCTGAACAGCTTCAACTCATCGGCCACAACGCTGGACAGTACGACCGTCTAACCTGCGAGAAAACCTTGGGAGTCACACCACATCTGATGGCAGACACCCTGCTTCTGCATCTGCTCACTGACAATGAGATGCCCCACAACCTGGGGTTCGTCACGTCTGTCTACACAGACTTCGTTGAGGCTTGGAAGTCAGACCACACCGCTATCAATGCACGGTCGGATGAAGAGCTACACATCTACTGTGCCAAAGATGCTGCCGTTACAGCACTGGTGTCAAGGCACCTTGCCCGTGAGGTGAGGAGCAGAGACCAATGGCACCTCATGCCGCGCGAGCACTTGCTCCAGCATATTGGCGCCGGGATGCAACGCCTTGGAATGAGGGTGGACTACAAGCGGCTCCATCTCCACGAGGCTGAGTTCGAGCAGAAGCTCTCGAAGAACAAGCGCATCTGCCGAGAGATTACTTCAGAGGAGTTCAACCCTCTGTCCACATTACAGCTTCAACGTCTGCTATTCAAGGAGTGGCAACTCACACCTGAGAAGTACAACGAGAAGACGGGCGACCCATCGACTGATGACGAGACGCTCCGTAAGATGCTCACGCACCACAACCTGCCAGAGGAGGAGGCCACCTTTGTCCAGGCAGTCAGGATGGTGCGCCGCTATTCAAAGCTCCTCTCGACATACATCCGCCCATTGAGAGGTGAGCTTGTTCTATGGGATGGTCGCGTCCACCCTGCTTACAACCGTCTCCCTGCAACAGGCCGCTACAGCTCTTCTGCTCCGAATGCTCAGAACATACCAGCTTTCCTGCGGGACATCTTCATCCCTGAAAAGGGACATGTCTTTGTTGGAGCAGACATGGATCAGCTTGAGCTACGCCTCATCGCTGAGGAAGCCAACGTAAAGAGTCTTCTGAATACTATCAACGAAGGACTCGACCCACACAACGAGAACATGGAAGTCGTCTATGGTAAGAGCATCTGGGATCTGGAGGGTGCTCCCAAGGACAGGCGCAAGAAAGGTAAGAAGAAGAGTGTCTTTGATAGAACCCGCGGCATTACCAAGAACGTCTTCTATGCCTGGCAGTACGCAGCAAGCGTACCCACGATTCACCAGCAAGTGGTGAGTGTAGAGGACGATGGAGGTACTCTCATCTATGCCCACCTCGGGCACAGAGATGTCCGTGATGTCGTCAATGGTCTGCGCAAGGCTGTCCCTGAGATTCCCCGTTGGTGGGAAGAGATACGTCAACTGTATCGCAGGCAGGGCTACATCGCTGACTCAGTGTGGCAGCGCCGCCGAGACTTCAAAGATGAAGAGAAGATCAATGAGTTGGTGAACCATCCAATCCAAGCAGGTGGTGCATCTATTGTCCATGAGTCGATGCTCGAACTCGTCTTGGGCCTCTCTGGTTGGGGAACGACCACTCTGGGTTTTCATGATGTTTCCCAGGCTGTGTTGCGACCCTCAGACAGGGAGGCCCTTTTCGGGTTTGACTTCGACAAGCGCACTGGTCTGGTCAACCAATGCCATGACTCCCTGATGTTTGAAGTCAGAGAGGAAGATGCAGAGGCAGCCCGAAAGTGGCTGGAAGCTGCAATGACCAGGAAGAGAAAAGAAGGAGCAAAGCTCACTTACACAGCGGAGGCCTCTATAGGCCATAGCTGGTTGGAGGTATGAAATGGTCCGTGTATTCCTTGCACATCCCAAGTCCTGGCAGAGACCCTATATCAATAGCCGAATCTTGGCACTCTCTGATTTGCTTGTGGATAAGTATTCAGCCTATGGAAAAGACAAGGCAGACGTGCGGATAGTGTCTGGTCGAGACGATCACCAACGTCACTTCCGAGGCGACTGGACAGCATGGCAGGAGAACGTCACCACACGAAAGGATGCCATCACTGGACGAGTAGTCTATGACTTCTTCGTGGTGAGTGAGACCAGGATTGGCCGAGCTACTGCCAACATACTGGGGGCAGCACTCGCCCAGAAGCGTGGCGTGTTCCTGTGGGACTGCACTGAGCATGCGAAACATGCGCGTGGCCCGAGGCTCTCGGCGGATCCTGCACCACCAACAGAGAAGAAGCTGCGTCGTGTTGAGCGTATCGATGTCTTGGATTCAGAGGATTGGGTCCGAGGCTTTAAGCTGTGCTGTGTTCCTGAGCAGGTCCCCCTCTTTGAGGAGAAGTCAGCATGAGCGCAGAAGATCCACGCCATCAACACAACCCCTGGCTCGAACTCATATGGCTCCATGGAAAGGGTTGGTCAGACGCACGGATTGCGGTGTGGATCTCTGATCAGCTTGGGGATGATCTCACTCTCGGTCCAAGCAGTCAGAGTGTCTACCGCTGGCGTCGTGGCAAGTCTTCACCCCAAGCAAAGATCTACGCAAACCTAATCGAGAAGCTCTATCAAACGGAGAGGCAGAATGAACTACGTCAGGACAATCAGGACGAATGTGAAGGGGCTCAGCCCGAAGGGGCGTGAGTACGCACTGGGTCCAAAGACCCTCCTCATCGGACAGAACGAGAGCGGTAAGAGCGCCATCATCGAGGCGCTTTCCCTGGCTACTATGGGCCAAGTATCATCTCTGTTCCTCCGTACCGGGCCAACCAAGAAGGACAGTGACCTCATCTCACTCTGCCCTGAAAAGGCAGAGAGTGTCTTTGCTCAGGCTGAGTTGTCTGACACGACAGAGATTCGTTGGGAGCTGTCCCGAGGAAAGAAGGAGGGTACGACCAAGAGAGCTGTGTGTTCAGCAACGAAGGATGGTGTTCCAGCCGTGATGAATCGTGTAGCAGTGGCTCCGCTTGAGGAGTTGAAGGCTGCTCTTCGAGGATCAACAGATACCAGCTACAAGTTTTTCTTCGAGAAGCTCCTCAGCAATCGAAAGATCTCGATGAACACCATCTTCCTCGACTGCGCCCCTACGAGGAGTCCCATCTCTTTGGACGAGATGAAGCCTCATCTCCCCGACCTGGGCAAGATGGACTGGACGATGCAGGACAGCCTCCATGGTTCAGATCTGATGGGTGTCCTGGAAGACATTCAGAAGCGCAAGCGGAAGGCATCGGCTGAGTCGAAGGTTCTCAGCAACATGCTTCGAGCGCATAGTACAGCCGAAGCAGTGACCAGCGAGAAGCTGCTTTCAAGCTGGGAAGATCTGTTCAAGTCTCTTCGCTTCGAGCATCTCAAGAAGGCATACCGTCAGAACGAAGACCGCAAGCTGGGCGATGCCACGACCTACCGGTATCGGAATGGTTTCATCACCTCTGAGCTACGCAAGCTGGGAAGTCCAGAGAGTCTCAAGAACCTCGAAGGCTCTGCGCAAGTGAGCGAGAGGATCGAGATGTTGTTGGAGCGTCGTGTTTCAGCAGTGGCTGCTCGACGGCTGCGGAAGGAGCAGGTTGAACTGTCTGCCAAAGTAAAGAACATGGACCTGATTGAGAAGTTCCTTTGGCATGTCATCCGAAAGCTCACCCTCCCCGAACTCGACAACCTTGCGACCCGAGCCAGTAGCTTCTTGCCCCGTGGAGAAGAGGTTGGCTTGAGCATCTCCAACACCTATCTCCACGTCGGGCTGAAACGAGATGGAATACTCTACCGAGCCATGTCTGGGAGCGCAGAGTCGAGAGTGCTCGCTGCATTGGCAGCGGCCTTGGTACCGTCGAACGAGACTGCTATTGTTGTACTCGAAGATCGAATGTGGGATCTCGAAACCCTTGGTAAGACAATGCGCTCTTTGGAGAAGTGCCCTTGTCAGATCATCATCATGAGTACGATGCGTCCAAGAGGGAGAGCCCGGAAGGAATGGACCTATGTTGAAGTACAGCGTGAGGTTGAAGAAGATGCGAGCACTGCTGAAGAGATCACGAGTCCGCAGGTTTCTGACGAGTCAGTTCTTTGAAGCAGGGTATTGAGGAGTGCATCAGTCATCTCACCGGCACTGGGCTCCAGTCGCTTGGCAGATAGCAGCCAGACTCTGACCCTGCTGCCTCTGCTCTACCAGCATCTCATCCTGAGTTTTCTCCAGTGACTCAAGACGCTGGAGCCCGACTGGATGCGCAGGCTCCTCAACATGATCATGAATCTCAACATGAAGAACACTCATGCGTTCTACTGCCGCTCGAACCTGCCACCATATACCGCCCGCGGCAAACACAATCGGAATCACCCAGACGATAGTCTTTATGGCAGCTTCCCGGTTCACCTCTTGAGCACCAATGTACAGATGACATCGATTAGAACGCTGAGGAGCATCTCTTCTTGGTTTTCATTGAGCAATGGGATGTCGACTTTTTCATTGATCAAGTCTACAACAAACGCCTTCTTTGTTTCACCCGACTTGGGGTCTGGGAAGAGATCCTCTGCAAACTGGATTGCACTGGAGATGATCTTGCCCAGGTCTTTTAGCTTTATTCTTCTTCTTCCCATGTCATTCCTCTTCAATCAAAGTGTACGTGAATGTCTTGAAGCCTCGCTTATCTATCTGCGTGTGTGCCAGCAAGATTAGCTCAGCATAGTCACTGGGGTCTGCAATGACCTGGCAGCCAGCACTCCATCTCTCCACCTCTGGGCTCTCTCGTCGCGAGCTTGCCCGATGGATGTTGATCCCAAAGAACCCCTCCTCAATGGTGTTGGGGTCCATGTCCAGGATCTTGTCCTTGTTGCTATCGCGGAACACCTTGACCTTACCCTCGCGCTGACAAAGTGCCTCATAGCGGCCTTGGTGCTTATCAAGACGATAGGCGCCTCGGTACTGTCCAGGGACGAGGATGGCTGTGCCCGATACTCGTGAGGGATTTTTCAACCAGTATGCTCCAGGGTCAGTAGTGCATGGCCAATACTGAGTGACCCAGCGCCCACCTTCTTTGTAGGTGCAGGTCATCAGGTCATCGAACTTGTTGGCCCGACGTGCCTTAGAGCGGATGCCAACCAGGTTCAGATCGTAATCACCATTGGTGAATACAGCGTATCCGTAGCCCGCTACCTGCTGCAGCAGCGGGGGAAGCATCAGTCTCTTCTCCTTCGAGAAGTGGACTTGGCCTTTGGCTTGGCCTTTGGCTTGCGCTTCGGTGCTGCCTTCACCCTCGTCTCCACCTTCGTCTCCACCTCATCAACACTGTCGATGTTCACTCCATAGGCTCTTAGCCGTGGCATTAGAGCGGCATAGACCAGACCCTCATCATCAACAGAGGCTTCGAGAGATCCATCTTTTTCAACTTGGAGGGACTTTACTCCTGGAGGAAGATTCATAGAGAGGCGCTTCAGTGAGCGGTCAGTGACCCTCTGGGATGTTGTGACCTTGTACTTGGTCTCTGCCATATTATCCTCCTGCCAGGTCAACGATCTGCTGTAGGGTTAGCTCCTCGTCAAACTCAGAGTCACTGAGGTATCTACCACCACGGTCATCAGGTGCGTAGACACACTTGTCGACATCCTTGAACCCGATCCATTGGATGCC